AATTGCACCGTTGTTCATGGACTCGAGGATATTAAAACTTCCAACAAGACCAAGCATATTGCGCTCAACATTCAACGATTTGTTGAGAAGCGTAAACTCACGCAGTTCGTAATGTCCGGCCTGTTTGATATTAGACATTCATTAGACTCTTTAGATCTTTCTCGACGCGTTGTGCATAGTCAGCATTAATAAGAAAAATAGTTCTACGATTTTCATTTTCTTGTGATTCGTATTCATACACTCTCACAAGAGTCCATTCACCTGTAACTACATCACCGAGACGATAAGTGTCATACGATATTTTAATAGTCGGATCAGCATTCTTTGTGCAGTACACAACGTTCGTATCAATTAAAGTACTGGACAAAAACGTATCGACATTTAAAGCTAATGAATGCGTGATAGTGTTATTCGTAGTTGTCGTGATATTAATCGCTGTACCATTTCTTGCATTCGTTGCAGATGTTGCAAGTTTAATAATATTTGAATTCACTCGAATAATATAGTATGTTGTGTTATTCGCGAGGCCGCCAATCACTGGACTTCCAGTGTAAATAACTGGATCCGTCGTTTTAAATCCATGAGCAGTTGATGTAATGCGATTAGAAGATACGTTGACTTTATCACCAGCAAAAGAGATTGAATGAGCGTATTTCTTGCGAATCGTCGACTCAAACTTTTCGTTGGAGAGAGGCCATTGTGTGTAAGGATCAATGATGTTATTTGCTAGATATATCATCCATACTTTATTTACATCGCCGTAATATAGCTGTGCGATATCTTCTGCTCTATCGTCATTCGTTACTGTGTACGGTAAGAATAAATACGGATCGGCTTGAAGTTTTTCTGCAACCTTTACACGACGTGTAATATCGGTTACTGATACACCATTGTACTCTATCTTTGGGAAGTAACGGAAATACTTAGCCATTATACGTAATCCTCTTGAGTGTGAATCTCGGATTCAATGATCGTAACTGCTAAGTTTACCATTGCTGGACGGGAACCGGTTGGACCTTTGTTCACTACGACGTGTCCTTGAGGTGTGTAATCGACTGTCACGTTTGATATCATCGCAGTTTTAAATAATGGGAAGTAATTTTGATCGAGGCCAACGAAGAATACATCAACCATATTTGGATAATTCAGTAGAGCTCGGCTGAGAACATTCGACTGAGTGCCTTCAACACCGCCATAGGAAGGCAATGACACTGATTTAAATCTTTTTACAATATTACGGATTTGTTCAGATTCTGTTTCATTATTCGGAATCATTGTCCATTCAAACGTATATTGCTTAAGCGCAATACCATTAAACACAAGAGCTTGGTGAGGGTTAACCGCTGTTCCAGTTCCAACACCTATACCTTGCTCAATCTCTGATCCACCGATTGATGTTAATCCTGCACGAGCAGCAAATGTTGCGAATGACGCTAAACCACTTGCGCTAACATTTCGAGGATCGAGAGCGCCGCCACCAGTCAGTTTGCTAATTGCATCTGTTGCTGCGCCAATTAAACCTTGATCAGAACCCATTGCAGCGGCTACGTCAACAACTGCAGCACCAGTGATTCCAAGTTCACGACCCATTACATCTGGACTTGTTACGTCCTGAATAGTCTTTGGCAATGGAAGAGCGATTGAGCCATTCGACACAGTAGCCGTGCCACCCGCTGGTCTAGGACTGTAGTTTTTAAAGTTAAAGATCATTGCATGGGAAGTTGATGCGCTTCTGTTTCTGCTAATAACATCTTGTGCTGGTCTGACGAATGCCATGAAGTATCCTATAAATACGTAGGTAGTTTAAGATATTTATATGGACATTCATGGCGTATTACCAAGGCAGATTCAAACCAAAGAATCCACAGAAATACAAGGGTGATCCGACTAACGTCATATACAGATCTGGTTGGGAACTTAAGTTATTTAATTACCTCGATGAACACCCAAACGTAATCAAGTGGGGAAGCGAGGAATTGGTCATTCCATATAAGAGCCCGATTGATGGCCGATGGCACAGATACTTTCCCGACGTCTATGTAGAACAGATAAATATAGATGGTACTAAACAAACGATATTAATTGAAGTAAAACCGGAAGCACAAACGATTCCTCCGAGTCAGAACAAAAAACTGACGCCAACGGGAAAAGTGAGCAGGAAGTATTTGAACGAAGTTATGACATATGGCGTGAACGACGCGAAATGGAAAGCAGCTCAAGAATTCTGTGCAGATCGAGGTTGGAACTTCTTAATCATGACTGAAAAGCATCTATTCGGAAAGTAACATGGCGATTATATTTGATACAGTCTTAACAAAGGGTATTCGAGCTGGCCAAATGCCGGCACGAACCGAGGCTGCACGCCAGTGGTATCGAGACACTGCTCAGAGTTATAGACGTATCGATGAAAAGACCCTTATGAAAGGTGATGCTGAGAGACTCACAGTAAAGCCTTTAGTTGGTCAGATGTATATGTATTACTACGATCCGAAGCATAAAGCAACTCTTCCTTATTACGATAGATTTCCATTAGTGTTCCCATACCGTAAAGTGCCAGGTGGATTCATGGGGCTTAACCTACACTATCTTCCATATATCTATCGTGCTAAACTTATGGATGCTCTATATGACGTTGCAAACAACGATAAGTTTGATGAAACAACTAAGCTGAAGTTGAACTATAATATCCTAAGCAGTTCATCAAAGTTCAAATATTTTGCACCTTGTGTTAAGCACTATTTAACAGAACAATTACGTAGCCGATTCTTGTATGTGTATCCATCAGAGTGGGACATCGCTCTATTTCTTCCAACGGAAAGATTCCAAGGCGCGACAAAGCAAAAAGTCTGGCAAGACTCAAAGAAACTCATAGTATAAGGCCGCACGATGGTATTCAATATCAACGATTTTAAAGCACATGTTGGCAACAGAGGGTTGGCGAAAAACAACCTGTTCTATTGTGCTATTACTATCCCAACTACTTTGAGTAATACTGTTGGGTCTACCATCACTTCAAATGAACTTACGTTCTTTTGTAAGTCTGCTCAGATTCCATCATTTGATCTAACGACAGTATCGTTTAGACAACACGGTTATGGCAAAGAGTTCAAGAGACCAATGGACTTCAATACTTCTTCATTACCGCTGATTTTTATGGTCGATGCTGAATTCGGTGTTATGAAGTACTTCCATAAGTGGATGCAGTCTATCTTCAACTTTAACACTGGTACAGTTGCTGCAGAAGACGTATATCGTAAACTGCCAAATGAATTTGAGTATCGCGATAACTATGCTGCAAGAATTGAACTGTATGTATTCTCTGCGAACGATGTGCAAAAAGTCTATAAGTACACGTTTGATAAAGCTTATCCGGTATCAATTGGTACTGTCGATATGTCATGGGAAAATCAAAGTGACGTGATGTCTTTACCAGTTAACTTTGAATATGACTCACTCACTCTTGAAACTATTGAATACGCGTCAATTGCACCTGATCTAGATCGTCAAAATGGATTGATTTCATACATCAGCGCAATTAATGGAATCGGTCAAGCGATTAACCAGATACAGCGCCCACAAAATATTCAAGACATTATTCTTTCATACACAAACATCAACACCATCCTCGGTGCATTATAATGGAGTTACACTATGGGTTTACCTAAGATTGATTTACCACTTTTCGAATTGGTTCAACCTTCAACTGGAAAGAAAGTCAAGTACCGTCCTTTTACAGTAAAAGAAGAAAAGATTCTCTTAACTGCTCAAGAATCAAAGGACGTTGACCAAATCATCCTTGCGATAAAACAGATCATTGGCAACTGCTTTACCGGAGTTGATCCGGAGACGCTACCAATGTTTGATCTCGAGTATATGCTAGTTAATATTCGAGCAAAATCGGTAGATAACGTAATTAGATTCTCTATCACTGATCCAGACACAAAAGAAAAGGTTGATCTTTCTCTTAATGTAAATGATATCACTATAAAGCATAAGGAAGGTCATACAAACAAAATTCAATTGAACGATGACTACATTCTTATTATGCGGTATCTAACAGTAAATGAATTAAGAGAGATTGCAAACAAGTCAAATGAAATGACTCAATTGAAACTTTTCAATATCTTTATCAAATGTATTGATGCGCTTGTATCAACTACATCAGATGAAGTTTTTAAATTTTCAGATTTCACAGAAAAAGAAGTGAATGAATTTATTGAAAGTCTTGATACCTCAGCGACAAACAAGATTAAAAACTTCTTCGATACTGCTCCAGTGTTGAGATTCGAGGTACCTTATAAAACATCTGATGGTGTGCAAAAGACTTTTGTTATGGAAGGTGTAGAAAGTTTTTTTATCTAATGGTCTCCCACAATAGTCTGGGTTTGTATTATAAGAATATGTTCGCTTTAGTTCAAATTCATAAATATAATCTAGATACAATCGAAAATATGATACCATATGAGAGAGACCTCTACATCGAAATGTTAGCAGACTTGATTAAAGAGTCCAAACAAAAGGCATAACAATGGTAACCACTACCACCGTACAAGTTGATCTCACCCCATTGATGGGAGTGCTTAATAGTATTAACGCCTCGATGGTCAATCAAACATCGGCGATTGAAAACCTTGTTGGTATCACTGAGGAGTCGATTGAAGATCAAAACCGAAGCGCAGCGTTTGGTCGTTCATCAAATATATTAAATACACTTTTTAGCGGAGTTCAGGCTGCCGGCGCAGGAATAGGATCTGCTGCCGGCGGAATCGGTGCTGGTGCGAGTGGCATCGGAGGAGGCATAGGAAGTGCACTAAGTGGCCTTGGCGCTGGTCTTGGTGGTGCTGCCTCTGGTATCGGTATGGGTGTCGGCGCTGCAGGCTTGGGTATCGGAGCATTGTTGGCAGGAGGCGGTTATTTCCTTGAGGCTTTAGAAAATTTTGATGGTGAAAAGGTTAAGGACAATGTTCTTGAACTTCTTACTATTTCGGAATCCTTTACCGGCGGCATGCTTCAGTTCTTTGCTGAAGGCGGAGCATTTGCTGCAGCAATGACTGGTATTGGTATTGGCTTAGCTGCTTTTGGTGCTGGTAGTGCAATTGCTGGATTGAGCGATGCTCTCACAAAATACTTTGGTGTAGAAGACTGGGCTGATTCAGTCAAGAACAATGTCGTTACATTAATGTCCATTGCAGATAGTGTCGGTGGCCAAATCACATTTTTTGCAGGCGGAGCTACGTTCTTAGCTGCTATGACTGGTATTGGTCTAGGTCTCGGTGTGTTTGGGGCTGGTAGTGCAATTGCTGGAATTGGTGAAGCTCTTGCCCGCTTCGGCGGTGGAGAAGAGTGGTCTCAAAATATTAAGAATAACGTAATCACTTTGATGTCGATCGCAGATGATCTAGGTGGAGCCGGGGCGTTTATTGGCGATAGTGCTACGTTCTTATTAGCAATGACGGGCATCGCTGGAGGTTTGGCTCTATTTGGTGCAGGATCTGCTATCACTGGACTGAGTGAACTCTTGACTCGCGATGACTGGGCACAAAAGATCAAAGATGATGTTAACACATTAATGTCAATCGAAGATTCTCTTGGTGGTAAAGCCGAGATGTTTGGAGAAACCGGAACATTTATGACTGCGATGACTGGTATTGGAGCCGGACTTGCGGTGTTTGGTGCTGGTAGTGCAATCACTGGATTGTCGGCGCTAATCAATAATGAAGACTGGGCATTAAAGATTAAGAGCGATGTATTAGCTCTTCTATCAATTGGCGATTCTATTCCTGGCGATGATACATTCGCAGAAGGTAGTGGTAAGTTCTTCCTTGCGATGTCTGGTATTGCTGCCGGGCTTGCTGCGTTTTCTGCTGGCCAGTTTGTTGGCACATTAGAAAACGCAGTAACATCTGTTCTATCGTTCTTTACCGGTGCTGAGAATCCATTTGATCAATTGATGAGATTAGCCGATAACGCTGATGAACTCATGACTGGCGCAACAGCACTTGAAAAAATAACTGATGCACTGAATGCTTTTGCTGGAATTAAAATATCAAGTATGAACATTGATTTTGAGCAACTTGCTACAGATTTAGGAAAAGCAGTTCCATTTTTAGATGCTTTAGCTAATGGCGGAGAAGTAGAAGGATCCGATGGTTGGCTGAGTAGCCCTATAGTATTCCCTAAAGGTATTCTTGATCCAACACTTAGATTAGGTGAAATGGTTGATGCCATTTCAAAGGTAAACTATGTGTTAGGTCAAACTACAGAAATGCCAATTAGGACTAGACCGGTGGCAGAAATTACCTCGCCAGTCGTACCGCAAGAAGCAGCAGTTAACAGTACGGGCACGACTGTTGCTCCGGCAATAGTAGATAATAGAACTACAGTAGGCCCAACGAATAACGTTACAAATACTACTATTGTAACGACGACGAATGCATCAAGCGCTTTGAGTTCCTATAGCCAGTTTCAATTAAACGGTGTTCAGTAAATTAGCTGATAAAGACCCCAGCAAATCACACCAATAATAATCCAACCAACTATTGGCGAACCTGATGCTTGAGCTGACTGTTGTTTTGAGGTCGCACTCGGCTTGCGTTTCGTTACACGTCTTTTCTTATTCGCACCGAACAAATTTGCCCAGAATTTAGCGCTTTGTTTTTGTTGTCTTTTTCTTTCTTGTTCAGCGCTAGCTGTTGAATAGACAGTTTTTCTATGTGTAAAACCAGCGCCATCTCTCCAAGTTTGTGTAATCTTGTTTCCGGTCTTTGAGTTATTGCTGTAAGTGGTTCTAAACTGTTTACTGCCGGTTGAATTCGAATTTGTTATCGAACCATTGGTATTATTAATAGTCTGAGACCGCCGCGAATTTGCGCCAGTCTTCTTTGAAGTTCTTTTATATCCCATATTATCCTCCTATGAAGAAGGAGCCCGAAGGCTCCTTCTTTTAGACTCAGTCTCCAGCCGCTAGGCTCTTGAAGAAGTCGAGAGTATCGTCGTCTTCATCCAACGATGGAGTGAATGACGGAGATGGAGTTTCCTCCTGCTTAGGAGCGGTACGCTCTTTAAACTTTGGAGTGAAGTCCATCTCCGCGTCGTCCTCGGCAGCCGATTTCATGGGTGCGTGTGAGCTGCCATCAAGACCGAGAACCTTATAGAGTTTAGTCTTCAGTTCAGCGTAGGTCTTGAAGTTTTTAGGATCGACGATCTCTTTCAGAGAATGCTGTTGCTTCCAGATCTCTTCAAGGTGTTCGTCGGTAAATGACTCACCACGCGAGTTTGTCATAGGACCGGCTTCACTGAACTCAGAGCGATCATAGTTACGGTAGCCTTCGTAGTTACGAATCTTCAGTTTGAAGTCAGCACCCTCCCACATGTCGAATGGGTTGACCGGAGTCTCACCTTCGTACTGTGGGTTCATTGCTTCCTGAAGCTTCTCCATAATTTTCTTACCAAACTTGTAAAGGAAAACCTTACCCTCATTTGCAGGGTTAGCAGCATCCTTCACAACATAGATGTTGGCATGAAAGTTAGTGCGACGCTTTTGCTTGCGCGCGATCTCTTTATCCGACTCGTTACCAGAATTCCAGAGTTTGGAATTGTGCTCAGAGACCGGATCATCCTGACCAATAGTGGTCAATGAGTTCTCAATATACCAACCTCCAGGACCTTGGAAACCATGGTCATGCATCTTGACAAACGGAACATCTTCACCTTCTGGGGCAGGCAAGAAGCGGATAACAGCATATCCATTCCCGGCCTTGTCGACATCGGGCTTCCAGTATTTGTCATCGTTGTTGTTAGATTGGCCCCCTGCCGTCTTTTGAAGTTGCTGGTTCAGTTTGTCGAACGAAGACGAACGGGCTTTTTTGAGAGCTGCGAATGAGCTAGACATAATAGTATTCCTTTGCGATTATAAGCGATTTTAAGCGGCTTGTTGCGATTGTGCGAATTTGTCGACAAGTATTGATTTCATCTTCTTCTTATCGTAGCTGATGAACGGCTTTACCTTAGCGACAAATCTATTTATACTCGGAAAGATGATCGGATCCGTAATTTTCTTCTCCCAGTAAGAAAAATTATTCACAAGGTCGTCGATGATAACAAGGGTTTCCAAGTTAACTCGACGCATATTATAGAGCTGGAGAAGTCTTGGATGCTGGCCATCTTTCACAAGTATATTCGAGTTGAAGTCTTCGTTCAACTCGGAGAGGTCGTTCTTGAACACGTATGACAAGCTTTCTTGTTTACGTGACCATTCGATATAGACCTCTTCTGCCTTCTCATTATCGAGAAGGTCTCCGACCCAAAGAGTTGGATCAAAGATCATGTTTGCAAGAATGAATTCTTTTGCATCCTTGCGTTTCGAGAGTTTGTAAAACTGAAATTTGTCTTTACGATTCTCGAAAGAGAGTTGAGAGGCCTTCACCTTACCATTGTACTTAAAGTAATCATAATCAGTGGTGAAGTGCCTCTTCAGCGCGAGATAATACATATAGATCTCAAAGGCATCTCGCGTTGAATATACAGACATTAGATTGGTAACCTCTGTGTTCTTTCTACTAGGTTAAGTTTTTCGGCGTCTTCATGTACTCGAGCTTTGATGATCTGGCTTCGACGTACGATGTCGCCAATTACTTCAATTTCTACTCCGTGAACTTCAGCATAATGAACTAGTGCATCGATGTATGAAACATCTTCGTTCACGTATTTGCTGACTTCACGGAGAATACTTTCCGCTGTCAGTTCTATTTGCATTATCCGTGTAACACCTTCACATTGATAGACCAGTTTTCCGCGGCGTCTTCAACATAGTGAATAGATTTTCCAGGAAAGGTCTCGGTGTAAAACTTGTTTCCGCCTTGATCGTAATAATCGATATAGTAGTAATCACCGGCGGTATTTCTCATTACTTCGGCTCGAGCTGAATGAGCATTTTCTTTGAAATATGTTGATATAAGCATGTGTTCTCCTATTTTACCATAAAGCCCAAGCGATAAACTGGGAGATATCCGTTTGAATTGTCGGGGGCTTCTATATAAGTATAACCTATTTTTGTATAAATGTCAACTATTTGTTGCTCATCGCTCCAAACAGGAATCAGTTCTTCATAGTCTGGATCGGGAGTATCACGGAAATGAAGCTCAATTACCTTGTCGCCTATCATCTCAACGTTGACGATATGAGCACCTGAGAACATAAGTTCGTCCTCAATACGTAATGGCATTGGGATTTGTTTGTCAGAGCGTGTCCAACGCTTAAACCGGAATAGCTGATCTACGTTACGTTCAGCTTTAAAACATGATTTTTGTGAGTAACCATATAGATCTTCTGATTCATATGTAATAGAATACTGGTCACCATCGAACCATTCACACCAGAAGTATCCAGGTTCTACGCTAGTACGATCTCCAGCTTCAATCCATTGCCTTCT